GCGTGGTCGCGTCTGGGTTGGGTTCGGACGGTGGGCCGGTACTGCCGGCTGATGGTGGCGTCCGAAGAGCATGGCGCGCCTGCTGCGTTGCTGGCTCAGGTGACGGCCCTCGAGGATCGGCTAGGTTTGACGCCGAAGGCGATGCGGCTGATGTTGTGGGAGCTCGTTGAGGATGAGCTTGCGGAGGCTCGTTCTGGTGGCGGTGGGGCTGCGGCGAGGAAGCGTATCCGCGCGGTCGAGTAGTTATGCCGTGGCGTGGGCCGTCTGAGCCTGGCGAGTTCCCGACGCTCGGCTATGAGGTCGGCGAGTGGATCGAAGAGTTCTGCCGCATCCCTGACGGCTACCGCAAGGGTGAGCCGTACCTTCTGACCGACGAGATGTGGCGTTTCCTGCTGCATTTCTACCGGCTTGACCTTGACGGTGCTGGCGCGGTGTTGCGTCACTATGGCGGGCAGTTGCGGCGTTCGCAGAAGTGGGGCAAAGACCCGTTCGGGGCGGCGATCATCTGCGCGGAGACGTGGGGACCGGCCAGGTTCGACGGCTGGAACGCTGATGGTGAGCCGGTCGGGGTCCCGTATCCGACGCCGTACATTCCGGTGCTGGGCACGTCAGAAGAGCAGACCGACAACACCTGGCTCGCGCTGCTGCCGATGATCCGCGAAGGCCCGCTGGTGGACTTCCCCGGCGTGGACGCTGGTGAGACTCGCATCACGGTTCCTGGCGGCAAGATCGAGCCGGTTACGGCGTCTGCCAGGGCGCGGCTGGGTGGTCGTGTCACGTTCGCCACGTTCACCGAGACCCACCTGTGGGTGGGTCCGCTGCTGCGCCGTCTGGGTGGCGCGATGAAGCGCAACATCGCGGGCATGAATGGGCGCTGGCTTGAGCTGACGAACGCCTACGACCCGACCGAGAACAGTGAGGCGCAGGCGACCGCGCTGGACGCGAACCCGCGTGTCCACATCGACAACGTGCCGGCGCGCCGCGTGGGCGACTTGACGGACGAGGAAGCGGTCTACCGCGAGCTGCTGCGGCAGTACGGCGACAGCGCGCAGGAGCGTGGCGGCTGGGTGAACATTCGCGGCCGCATCATGGACGAGATTCGTTCGACGGCGCACACGGAGGCTGACCGTCGCCGCTTCTTTCTGAATGAGGAAGTGGTGGGCGAGTCGCTGCTGGTTGATCCGATCCGGTGGGCTGCTGAGGCGAAACCGGAGACGTTAGAGCCACGGGCGCAGATCGTGCTCGGGTTCGACGGTTCGAAGCGCCGTGACGCAACCGCGCTGATTGCGTGCCGGATCAGTGACGGCAAGCTGTTCCAGTTGCGGATATGGCAGCCCGACCCCGAACTCGAGGTCAAGGTTCCGACCGCCGAGGTTGACCGGGTGGTGCGCGACGCCTTCGAGGCCTACCTCGTGGCCTACTTCCAGGGCGACCCGTACTTGTGGCAGGACTACCTCGATGCCTGGGAGGCCGCGTTTCCCGGTCGGGTGGGTGACTTCCCGACGAATGTTGAGCAGCGCATGGACCGTGCGATTGAGCGGTTCACTACGGCGTTCCGCAACGGTGATCTGCAGCACGACGGGTCGGCGATCCTGACTGAGCATGTGCTGAACACGGTGCTGGTGAAGGGGTCGCGGAAGAAGATTCGCCCCGGTGAGGACCCGTTCGCCCCGTCGCACTATTTGAAGATGGCGAAGCGCGCGGACGGTAAGCACATCGACGCCGCTGTGGCGGCTGTCCTGGCGTATGACGCGCGGGGGCACGCAATCGAGAACGGACTGGTCGTGAGCGACATCACCCCCGAAGTATGGGTTTTCTAGGGAGGCGTAGTGGGATTGCTTGACAGGCTCACCGCGCCTTGGCGTATTGCGGCAGCGCAGGACCGCTACGAGCAGCTTCTTGGCCCGAATGGGCCGGTGTCGTACTACTATTCGACGACGCTGGGCGTGGACGCGAACCGTGAGCGTATGGCGACGTCGTTCCGGTCGTATGCGGAGCATGGCTACTCGGGCAACGCCATCGTTTTCGCGCTCATTCTCAAGCGTGCGGCGGTGTTCTCCGAGGTCGAGTTCAAGTGGCAGCGCCGTTCGACCGGGGAACTGTTCGGGGACCGGCGCCTGCGGCTGCTCGAGGAGCCGTGGCCGAACGCCGACACTGGCGAGCTGCTGTGGCGCATGGAGCAGGACGTGTCGCTCGCCGGCAACGCCTTTGTTCGCAACGTCGACGGCATGATGTTGGAGCGTCTGCGCCCCGACTGCGTGACCATCGTCACCGGCGTGTTCGAGGACTCGGGTGGCCGCGAGTACCGCGAAGTTCTGGGCTACCTGTACCACGAGTCGCCGAACGCGACCGATGATGGCGTGTTCTTCGACGTCGACGAGGTTGCTCACTGGTCGCCGATCCCTGACCCGCTGGCGTCGTATCGGGGCATGTCGTGGTTGACGCCGGTGGTGCGTGAAATCAACGCTGACCTGGGGATGACCGAATATAAGCAGTCCTATTTGGACAATGCTGCTACGCCGAACATGATCATCCGCTACCCGGACAAGGTGGGTAAGGAGGTCATGGAGCGCGTTGAGGACCGGATCACGTCGCGCTATGGCGGTGTGAAGAATGCCTACAAGACGATCGCTCTGGACTCGGGTGCCGACCTGACCCTCGTGGGCAACAGCCTCGAGCAGATGTCTTTCGCTACTGTGCAGTCCGCTGGTGAGAACCGGATTGCCGCCGCGTCCGGTGTGCCGCCGATTGTGGCAGGGCTGAAAGAGGGCCTGCAGAACGCGACCTACTCCAACTATGAGCAGGCCGTTCGTGCGTTCGCTGACATGACGATGCGTCCGCATTGGCGGTCGGCGTGCTCGGCGCTGTCGAAGCTCGTTCAGCCGCCTCGTGGTGCGCGTCTCTGGTATGACCCGACGCACGTTGCTGCGTTGCGTCAGGGTGAGAAGGAGCGCGCGGAGACGCAGAACATGCACGCGGAGACGATGGCCGTGTTGCTGCGTGTCGGGTACACGCCGGAGTCGGTGACGGCTGCGGTGAAGAACGGCGACCTGGCGCTTCTTGACCACTCCGGCAACCTGCCGGTGACCCTCTACCCGGAGGGCAAAGACCCGAGCCAGACGCCGGACGGTTCGGGCAACGACGCGGAGTCCAACGACGAAGGACCAGCCGATGAGTGACTTCCTGCGCGCCTTCCCCCTTGAGGACATCAGTGTGCGTTCCGGTGGGGACGGGCGCACCGTCGAGGCGTATGCGGCGGTGTTTGACCGCGCGGTGCCGATCCGTGACCACCAGGGCGAATACATGGAGGTCATCTCGCCTGGCGCGTTCAAGCGCACCATCGGGCAGCGGGGAACCAACTTCGGGGTGTTCTACAACCACGCCCGAGGGATTCACGGGCAGCCGTCTGACGTGTTCTCGCTGCCGCTGGGCACGCCGCTTGAGGTTCGTGAGGACGCTCGCGGCGTGGTGACGGTGACCCGCTACAACAAGAACCCGCTTGCCGATCAGGTGCTCGAGTCGATCCGCAACGGCGACATCAGGGGTCAGTCGTTCTCTGGGTCGTTCATTCACTCGAACCCGAAGCCGCCGCGCTACGGGTTCCGCGCCGACGACGACGGCTCCCTGACGACCGTGACGCGCACCGAGATTGCGATGCGCGAGTACGGTCCCACACCTTTCCCGGCCTACGACGATGCCGCCATCGTCGGGGTTCGGGCCATGCTCGCCGACCTGCTCACCCCCGAGCAGTTGGCGCAGATTCTCGCACTCTCCACCCGCGACAGCGGCCCGGATGAGAGCAAGCACCACCCGGACCATTCCGGCTCGGTGGCCGAGGACTCGCCCGCAGGGCACTCCGTTCGGCAGTGGACCCCCACACAGCGGGAGATTGCCCGCAGAATACTGGAAGGGAAGTGAACCAATGAGCGACGTGTCGCGCATTGACGAGCTGGCCGGCCAGATGGAGTCGCTGCGTTCCGAGATTGAGGAACTGGCTGCCATCGACGAGCCGACCGGCGAGCAGACCGAGCGGTTCGACCGCATCGCCGGTGAGTTCGAGGTTGCCGAGGCCGAGCACAAGCGCCTCGTGGAGCGCGCGAAGCGCGCCGAGGTTGCCCGCAAGATCGTTCAGGCCAAGCCCGAGCGGGCCGAGCGTGGCTTCCACGCCCCGGACGTCATCGTGAAGAAGAACCCCTACGACGACCCCGAGGCGATCCGCATCGGCGCTGTTGACGACGTGTCGGGCCGCGCCCGCCAGGCCGTCGACGACGACCGGATCATGTCGGACACCGCGAAGGAGCGCGCCTACAACCTGGCCGGCAACAGCAACATCGCCCGCCACATGCTCCTGACCGGCTCGCCCGAGTACCGCAGCGCGTTCTCGAAGTGGGTCAAGAACCCGCAGCACGGGACGTCGCTGTTCAACGACGGTGAGCGGGAGGCCGTGCGTGCGGCCATGTCCCTGACCGACGCCAACGGCGGGTACCTGATCCCGCAGCAGCTCGACCCGTCGATCATCCTCACCAACGACGGCTCGACCAACCCGTTCCGCCAGATCAGCCGGGTTGAGTCCGGCATGGCGAACGTGTGGGAGGGCGTGTCGTCCGCTGGGGTGACCGCCGAGTGGCTGGCCGAGGCGACGGAGGCTGCCGACAAGACGCCGACGTTCGCGTCGCCCACGGTGACCGCGCACAAGGCTGCGGCCTACGTGTTCGGCTCCTACGAGGTTTTGCAGGACAGCAACTTCGAGGCCCAGCTCGCCCGTCTGCTGACGGACGCGAAGGACAACCTCGAGGCCGACGCTTTCGCCATCGGTTCCGGCTCTGGCGCACCCACTGGTGTTGTCACCGCCGTTGCCGCTGTCACCGCGTCGCGCGTGTCGCCGACCACCGCTGGTTCGTTCACGACCGCCTCGCTGGCCGACGTCTACGAGGTGATCAACGCGGTTCCCCCGCGTCACCGCTCGCGCTCGTCCTGGGTCGCCAACTACGCGACCCTGAACATCATCCGCCAGATGGACACCTACGGCGGCGGATCGTTCTGGGCGAACCTGAACCCGGACACCCCCGAGCAGCTGCTCGGTCGTTCGGTGTACGAGTCGTCTGAGATGGACTCGGCGATCACCACCGGCAGCGACCTGCTGCTCGCTGGTGACTTCTCCGAGTACCTGATCTACGACCGCATCGGCATGTCGCTGGTCTACGACCCGGTTGTTCTCGGGTCGAACCGGCGCCCGACCGGCCAGGGCGGCTTCTTCGCGTTCTGGCGTGTGGGTGCTGGCGTGACCAACGCCAACGCCTTCCGGGTGCTGCAGCTCTAGCCCTGGAGCAAGGCAGCCTGGCGGGGCGGTGAATCCGCGCCCCGCCCCGCCAGGCGCTCCACCCCAGTGTTGCGCGGAATGCTCGCGCGGAGGCGACATGCAGGTGAAGTGGGCCGAGAAGGCCAAGACAGGTTTGAGTGGTGACGAGTACCACGGCGAAGGCGACAAGGTTGCCGTGGCCTACGTCCACCCTGCCGAGGTTTCCACGATCTTCCATCTGGCGCTGCTGCGCCTGTTCCTGTACGACGGCGCGACCCGTCAGCGGATCACGGGCGGCGGGGCGCACATCTCCAAGTATTCGTCGGCGAACATCAGCAACGCC